GTGAGTGCCGGAAAGGGCGACGCCCCGCGGCCGGTAGACGGCCAAAAATACCGCGAAAACTGGGATGAAATTTTTTGCAGAAAACGCTTAAAAGTTGTTGCCCCCACGTCCGCATTTGTCCACACTTGCACGCATCAAGACCCACCGGCTGCCACCACGCCGAACGACGTAGAAACGGCAGCCGATGAGACCCGAACTTAAACAAACCCTTAAAAGCGTATGGCCCCATGTAGCAGACGATGTCATAGCGGTGGACGAAGCGTGCGACCGCTGGCTCAAGCGTCGCTACGAAATGCGGCAGCGACGGAGGGAGCGCAATGAGTCCGGTGCAGACTTTCATCTACCTAGCTTTCCTCGCCCTGCTGGTTCTCGCCGTGCTGGCAGCGAGTGATGACGACGACTTTTCGATATGAAAACCACCACCACCCCACAAAGCCCAAACACCGAGAAGGCGGTCCTCGGCACACTCATGGCCGAGCCGAAACTCGCCGATGAAGTTGCCGGATTGCATGGCGATCTTTTTTACACCCCTGCCCACCGCGCGATTTTCGATGCGATCAATGAGATTCGCGCCGATGGCGGTGTGCCGAATATCATCGCGGTCACTCAGCGCCTCGACGCGCAGAAGAAGCTGACCTTTGTCGGCGGCGCCGGAGCCATCACCGAGTTTCTCATGCAAGCGTGCGGCGGTCTGGCCGCGCTCGAATACCACGCGCAAACCCTGCGCGATCTGCACGGTCGGCGCTCGATCATTTCCGCGGCAGTTGCCATGCAGGCAGCGGCTAACGACATGGCCGCGAACGCCGACGAGGTGCTGCAGTCCGCCGGAGAGAGTGTCTTGTCGCTCAGTCTTGGCGCCCCGACCGACAGCATGCGCAGCGCGGCCGACATCGTGCCGTCGCTCCTCGAAGAGCTGGAAGCGCTGATGGACAACAAGCAGACCTTGGGGCTTAGGACCGGCTTCGCCGATCTGGATCAGGTAACCGGCGGTCTGCGCGGCGGAACCCTGAGCGTCATCGCAGGACGTCCGGCCATGGGCAAGTCGGCTTTGATGATGAACATCGCGGACAACCTGATGCGCCGCAAGGTGCCAGTGCTCTACTTCAGCCTCGAAATGCCCGCCAATGAGTTAGCCGCTCGCGTAGTGTTGTCGCGCGCCAACACCAACACCGAGCTGGTCCGCAATGGATTTGTCGATATGGCCGGAAAGCGTCGCATCGGTTCCGTCGCTTTGGATTTTTCCGGTGAGCCTTTGTACATAGATGACCGCTGTGGAATGTCTTTGTTGGACATCCGCGGACGTGCGAGGTTGGCCGTTCGCAGGTGGGGCGTGAAGATTATCTTTGTTGATTATTTGCAGCTCGTCTCGCACTCGAATGCGAAGTCGCGCGAGAATGAGGTCGGCTTCGTTAGCCGCGGACTCAAAAGCATGGCCATGGAGCTGGGAGTTCCAGTGGTCGCCGCCGCGCAGCTTAACCGGCAAGCGGAGAACCGTCCCGACAATCGCCCGAAGCTCTCCGACCTGCGCGAGTCAGGCAGCATAGAACAGGATGCCGATTTGGTCGCTCTCGTTCACCGCCCTGCCTACTACGCGGTGCAAGACGAGGAACCGGAGCCGCAGGACGCGGAGTTAATCATCGCCAAGCACAGGGCCGGACGAACCGGCACGCTCAATATGACATGGCGTCCGAGCCTGACGCGCTTCGATGCGAAGGCGCCGGTCAGCAACATCGTTTCCGCGCCGCGCCTGACCGACGAGGGCAACAGCGTCTACGCACCGGACAAACAACTCTGGGAGGCCATCAACGAATGATCAACAGCAGGCAGAAAGGCGCCTCGTTTGAGCGCGAAGTCGCCAAGGCTCTGACCGCCGAAGGTTTTCCGGCACGGCGGGGCGCACAGGTCTCGCAGGGATCTTGGGGGATCTCCGCACCTGACGTTGTTGTGCCCTGCCTGCCGACTTGGCACTTCGAGTGCAAACGCCACGGCCGCGCGCGCTTCGACCTCGATGCGGCTATCGCTCAAGCCTACCGCGACGCCGAGCGCAAAAACTGTGCCGTGATCCATCGCAAGGATCACTGCCGCATGCTGGTCACCCTCACGTTCGAGGACTTCTGCGAACTCATGCGCCACAGCGATTTTCCCATCCAACCAAAAACACCAAACCCACATACACAAAATGAATAAAACCCTGACCACACCCGCGGGCGTTGCTCGCTATCCCAGACTCAACTCGCCGGACACTAAGTTCTCCGAGGAGGGCCAATACAAAGTAGACCTCGAAATGTCCGCGGAAGACGCGGAGCCGTTTCTCAAAAATATCGAGGCCATGTTCTCGGAGTTCGTCGCCGACAAAAAGCGCGAGCTGAAAAAGGACACGCTCAAGATCCACGCAGCGCCGTGGAGCGAGAACGACGGACTGGTGCAGCTCAAGCTCAAGGTCAAGGCGACTGGCAAGAGCAAAGACGGCGAGACCTACACGCGCCAGCCCAAGCTGTTCGACGCGTCCGGTCAGATCACCAACGAAAACATCGGCGGCGGCAGCAAGCTCAAGGTCGCTGTGGTGCCATACTTTTGGTACACCGCGTCGCTCGGCGCCGGAATCACCTTGCAGCCGAAGGCTGTCCAGATTTTGGATCTCGTGACTTGGTCTAGCGGCGGCACCGCCGAGGCTTACGGCTTCGAGGTTACCGAGGCGCCCAAGCAGGTCGTCCGCACCGGAACCAACAACGAAGAAGTCGAGTGGTAGCCATGGCAACCACTGCACGCAAAAGGGGGGCGGCAAAACGCCGCTCCCCTTCGGCCAAGGCCGCGGAGCCTGCGCCGGAGCGCCTGACCGCGGACGGTCGCAAACTTGTACGCTTGGAGAAGCTGAAAGCGCACCAGAAATATATCCTCAAAGACGGCACGCAGGTTGTCGGCGCCTCGACCATCTCCAAGATCGGCGATGACCAGAGCAACTTGATCCACTGGGCATGGGGTCTCGGCAACAAAAACCAAGACTACCGCAAGGTGCGCGACCGCGCGGCCGACATCGGGACGATCACGCACTTCTTAATCGAGTGCTTCTTCCACGGTTGGGTGGCTGACCTCTCCGAGTTCGCACCGGCCGACATCGAGAAAGCGGGCGTCGCGTTCGCCAACTTCCTGTCATTTTGGGAGGAGCAGGGTCTGACCGTGCTAGAGCCGGAAGTGCAGCTCGTCAGCGAGCAACACTTGTTTGGCGGCACGATCGACGCGCCGTCTATCGACAGCGATGGGCGCATTGTCCTACTCGACTGGAAGACATCGAGTGGCATTTACCTGAGCCAGAAACTGCAGCTCGCAGCCTATGAGCGCTTATGGAACGAGAACCGGCCGGAGCAACGTGTTCAGCGCCGCGCGGTCGTTCGCATCGGCAAGGAGAAGTCGAACGATCACAGCATCGAGTGGATGTTCTCTTCGGACAACGAGTGGGAGCTTTTCGAGGCCCGCCTTAACCTTCACTACAAAACGCTTCGCTACAAGAAGGCCGCCTAACCATGAGCGAAGAGCAGCAATCAGGCATCACAATCGATTGGGAGAACCTTCGGTATCCGGCGGGCATGAACACAAGGAACTATGAATGCGAATATCGCATTGTTCAGACCATGAACGACATCGGCGAGTCGCGCTTCACTCCAGAATACCGCAATTATGAAGACGGCGATTGGTGGCAGAAGTTCGAGGTGCGTATCCGCGGGCGGATGTGCGGCTCAAACACCGTTTCGTTTGCAGCGCTCGGTCTAGCAAAGGGCTTCATTGACCAAGCGCATCACCGCAGGCCGTTTCTAGCCATTCACAAATACGAACCATCCGCCTAATGCCCAAGCGCAAATACATCGCTATCATCCGCCGTAAGCTCGGCCGCGAAAAAGCGGACGGACTCACTATGGGTGATGGCCGTGTGTTCATTGATCCGCGGCAAAGCGGCATTAACGAGCTGGACACCATCGTCCATGAGTTGCTGCACGACTGTTTCCCCCACCTGAGCGAAGAAGCCGTCGCCGATGCCGCCGGAGTCATGGCGCGCAGCATGTGGCGCGACAAATGGAGGAGGGTCA